AAGAAAAGACAACTGACTCAGAAACAATTGGATGGATTGAAAAGAGGCAGAGAGAAAATGGCAGAAAAGAGAAAGTTGAAAAAAGCAATGGATGATAAAAAAAAAGAGTTATCTAAAAAAAAGGAAGAAGATAAAGTTATAATTGAAACATCAAAGCAACATAAAGAAAAAAGAGCAGATAAGATGAAAAAGGTAAAATTTTCAGAACAACAGGAAAAAGATTACAAAATCAAAAAAGATAAACAGAAAAAGTCTATGGATAAGTTTAACAAAATCAAATTAGCAGCTATTCAATATTTGAAATCCGAGGAAGATGTTGCGGAGTTTGAAACGATAATGAAAGGGATATCACAGGATATGTCTAAGAATCCAGAAAGTTTGTATGAGTATTTAGGACAACACGCAAATAGATTAGCACCGCCGAAAAAAAACAGTAAAAAAAAACCTAAGAGTAAAGTAAATAAGGAAGATGTCATATAAGTATGGGAAAACAACTGATTATGATTTGAATGCCCCTGATGATAATGCGAAACCAAAAAAGAAAAAAGAAAAAGTAAAAGAAAAGGTAGTAGCAGATGTCAGCAGAGATTTGAATATATATCCTATCAAAATTGAAGAAGATAAATTGAATGAAGGTGATGATAAGTATCCATTGGTTTCACCAGTTCATTTGATATTGGTTATTGGTCGTGTCAAATCTGGTAAATCACTCTTGATAAATAACTTGTATTTATCAGAAAGATTTTACAAAGATGATTTTGAAACTAGGATTTTGATATCCTCTACTGCTCATAATGATGCTATCAATAAATATATGATTGATGAATTTGATTTTGTTTTCACAGAATTTTCAGAAGAATTGATAGACCATATAATTAGTATGGTTCAAGCAGATGAAGGAAAAGGTCGTTGGTTAATTTTGCTGGATGATATTATTGGAGATGTTAAATTTACCAGAGGTGGAAGAGTGGATGCTATCTCCGCTTTGGCATCTAAATTTAGACATATAGGTAATGGTGAGATTGAAGGTAAGTTAGCAGTATGTATTACAACACAGTATTTCAAATATATTTCAACCATTTTAAGAAACAATGCGACTGCCTATTATATTATGGGTTCTTTCCCAGAAGCGGAAATAAAAAAGATGGCCGAGGCATTGTCATTCTTTGGAAATGGTGATAAACAATTTTTAGAGATTTACAACAGGTCAAGAGTAGATGAATATGATTTTTTGTATTGTTCAGTTCAAAATTTAGAATGTAGAAGAAACCACGATAATTTAATTTGGAGTAAGAAAGAAGGTTTTATTGAACCATATTCTGAGGAAAAAGAATCATATAAACCGCAGGTAATCTCCGATAAACCACAGTTACCAACAATTGAAGAGGAAACGACCGAAGAATAAAATCTAATTAATAAGTATAAAATGGATTTTCAATCAAGACTAAATCAATTTAGACAAAATTTAGCAGACCAACAGGATAACTTTAACAAGTTATCAGAAAACATTTCACAGGTTGGTAGAAGTGTAATTCCAGATAAAGTAGCAGCTCACTATGCCTATATGGAACAAGTTGGTGGTTTGATTACAGGAACGGCTGCGATGACTCAGGGAGCAAGAGGTTTATACAAAAAGGTTCAGAAAGCAAGAGCTAAGAAACTAGCAAAAGCAAATAACAAAGAGATGCCCCCAGATGAACCAGAAACTCAACAAGAACAAATAGGAAGACAACAAAGCAGAGCTGTGGAAGATGAATCTGAGGTCAAAGGAACTACTGATAGAATTGAAGATGAAACTGGCGAGATAGCAGAGGAACAAGAGAAAGGCATTGATTCATTAGATGTTTCAGAAGCATTTGACCAAGCTAAATCCAGAGCTACTGCTGGAACTATCAAAGAAGGTGCTGGTGTTGAAGAAGAAGATGAAGAAGAAGAAGGTAGCGGGGCTGAGCCCCTAGCATCTTTTGGAGGAGTCAGTGAAGCATCACCAGAGGAAGTAGATAGATTAACAAAAGGTTTCAGTAGTTCTGCTCCCGAAGATGTGAGCGAACAAGAACCCTTAGCATCTTTTGGAGGAGTCAGTGAAGCATCCCCAGAAGAAGTAGCAAGATTTTCGCAAGGGGCATTTAGCAGGTCAGGCATTGGAAGACCAGAGGGATTAGGAAATGTAAATGATGAAGGCACACTTCGTCAAGTTCCTAATTTAGGAGAAGAAGGACAGGCAATGGCAGATAGATTTGGTTTCCAACAACAGGTAGCAGACGCAAAGCAAGGAGTAGCAGATGATTTGTTTGGTGAAATAGAACAAAAAGGAGCAGAAGGAGCAGGAAGAATAGGAATAACCGCAGGTGTTGTTCCAGAAGAGATAAGACAATCAGCAACACAAGCCACAGGCAGCCTTCGACAAGCCACAGGCAGCTTAACGCAAGCACAGCAAGGTAGAATAGGTGGTGCTGAGTTTGAACCAGATGATAGCGATGTTTTTTCCAATCCTAAGGGAATTCGTCAAAGTGGAGCAGGTGGTGGTGCTAAGCCCCCTCCATCACAGAATACAGGAGGGCAAGTAAATCCTAAATCAGATACTACAACTGCGACTCCTGAAAGTGGGGCTGCTTCTGCTGATACTTCCGTAGCCTCTGGTGGTTTTGAAGAAGGAGCTGCCAAATTTGCTGGTTCTACTGCCAGAGCTGCCACTACAACTGAAAAAATAGCATCCTTTACTGAGGATGTTGGGGAAGGTTTGAGTTCTGCCGCTTCTGCTGTGGGAGCTGCTGGTAGAGCGGCTGCTGGTGCTGTTACAGCTGCCAAAGAAACAGTTGTTCAGGGTGCTAAATCAGCGACGACTGCCGTATTAGGTGAAGCTGGTGGTGAAGCAGTAGCTTCTGCCATTCCATTTTTAGGTGAAGCGGTTGGTTTAGGTATGTTGATTCATAATATTATCAAAGCACACAAACACGAAGAAAACGCCCCAGCACCACAACTTACCGCAGCAACACCAGAAGCAACAGAACAAGCAGGTGGTTTTAGTGGTCAGATGTTGAAAGCATCGGCTGCCCCCAGTATATATTAGTTATGGGCTACTTCGCAAGTTAGTCTTTCAACCAATTTTATTTTCTCTCTTTTATTTTATAAGATGAACTTTAATCTAATTTCTCCTAAGGATAATGGGCATACCTACAATGTCAGATTTAATGAATCGATTGTAGTGCCTGAAAATGCTTCTGTCCATTTAAACTGGGCAACTTTTGAAAGACAAAATAAAATGAAATTCAGTAAGGCACAAACTGCCAAAATAATTGTTAAGGAAGTTTTACCTTACTTTGACCATTTCAATGATGGCGATGGTGAATTAGCAGATAACACCTGGCGTATCAATGGTTCAGATAGAGGGACTGATTTAACATTTACATTACCTCCTGGTAATTATAGACTTGCTGAAATTCAAGATTTTTTGTCAAATGCTGTTTATTCAATGTCAGGGCAAGTTTCCGAAGATAGGGCAAATGTAGGACAAAGTGATGTTTTCAGAGTTCCTATTAATAATTCATTAAGATGTTTTGACTATACCGCAGTTGTTCCGAGAGACCAACCTAAAACAAATTACCTTGAATGGGGGATGATGAATAATTATTCGGTTTTACCTTTTGCTATTCACCCAGTTCATAAAGTAAATATGACAAAAAGCACAACTGCTGGATTTGAAAACTTTTTAGTTCCTGCTCAAACTGGTGCTGCTTTTACTGTTCCTGATGCCCAACAACCAGAAGAAAAAATTCCTGCTAATGGTTCTTACGTAAATTATGCTCTTGGCTCTCATAGGTATATACACGCTGGTGGCAATTTTGATTCTTACAGTGGAGATAGTAGTGGAAGACTTATTGCTTCTGGGGATTTTGATGAATTGGAATATGTTAATACTATTCAATGCACATTGGATAAAGACTATAAAGAAAATGACGGTAATATTTTCCTAGGTCTTTATGCTGAGGGTGCTGCTGGTGTTGATATTGGAGGTGCTACTTATAGATTTACTATTCCAAATGCTACACAACCAGTGGCTGATAGAACTCATTTAGGAAACCTGGTTGATTTAGATGATGCTGGTGGAACAGGTTTTCATCCGATGTGTTATTTTGGTGTTGAATTAACAGGTAAAGCTGCTGGAAACGACAATAATGGATGCCTAAATATTTATGCCGTTGATGAAAGTGCTAGAAATGACCAAGCAGATTCCTTGACAACCTTACATAATTTAATTTCCTTTATTTCTTTGGATGATATCAGAAATCCAAGAAACACCAGACCGGTAGTATTTGGAATTCAAACCTATTTTGATTACGGAAATACTAATAATGGTATTCACGGAGCTGCTAAGGGTGATTTACATTGCCGTGTTTTTGTAGGTGATACCAGTGGCAATAAACAAATTGTTTATGATACCAATTCTAAAAATCCCCACAATAACTTTCAATCATCTGCTGCTGACCCACTTTGTTTTACTGGCAATTTCATAAAACAATTTAGAGATGAAAATACTAGGCAAAATGGAAATCTTGCGGAAGCTATGGCATCCATACCATTTTCACCGTTAGTAGCAACTACCCATCCAGACCACGTCTATGTTGAATATACACAACAATTACAAAGTGTCCAAGTTGGTGGTGTAGCAAAAACAAATTCAAGTTTAGTTGAATACGAATTTGAATTTAGTGAAGAACTTGGAAATCTAGTGGCTGATGAAAGCACAAGTCAGCTATTAGGCAAAAAGGCTGCCTCTTTGATTTCGTTAGAAGGTGCGATTCAATCAATGAATAGAGTCGAACACTATACAAATTATTCGATGGAAGAGAATATTTATTTTTATAGACTTAATCAAATTGCTGCCCAGTATGTTAAGGACAAATTAAGTATTTATTTACCAGACTTACCAATAAAGTCTTTTAAAAATAATGATGATAAATCAAAATCAGGTTTTAGAAAACCCATTCTCGCAAATATTCCAAGTCCTTTCTCAGAATCTCCGTTGTTCCTTGATGGGGGTGCTAAGGTTATTGGAGGTTATGCGGCATCGATTGGAGTTGTCAATAGACTTTCCAACCAGCAATTTACTACCAATAACTTTACTGTTGAGATAAGAGATTTGGAAACTGACCAGCCTGCTGATTTAATTGAAAATAGTATTATAAACTTTACAATATCAAGTGATTAGTGAATAAACCTAAAAAAAAAAATCTAAATAGTAATTATAAAACGATGCCGATTATTAAGAAACATTTTTCCTTGTCCCCCACAAATGATAATCCAGTTGTATTAGCTGTGTCTGGTGCTGATGATATGACTTTATCTGGTGGTTTCTCCCACAAACAGGGTTTCCCCACTATTAAGTTCTCCATTCCTCCGCAACCTTCTATGCTTGAAATGAGTTCTTTAAAATTAACCGGTCAGATTTTAGTCAAACAAGCTGATAACACAGTTTTGGTTGCGAAAAATAATGGTGCTTTATATTCAAATGGTAGAATTGATGGAACTGCTAATGGCAGAACTGGTCAGATTGAAGATGATACCGATACTGGTATGTTGAAACAAACCGCCATCAATCTTCCGAATTGGGGTGGTGTTCAGAATGTCTTAGACAAAGTTGTGATTCAAAGTAAGAAATCTCTTATTGAATTAACCTCAGTTCATAACTACGGTCAGTATTCTGGTATTACTGAATGCTACAATAACAACGATGATGACTACCTTATTTCTCCTCTTACCAAAAGTCTTTCTGGTGGAGCTCACGCTACCCATATCAACAGAAGACTTTTAACCTGCTCCAATGCTTCTGCTCCTGCTGTCCCTATGGTTGCTGGAACTGGTAGTGGCCCTAGGTCTTTAAGTGGAGGTTCTAATGACCGTATGATTGGTCAGTTCTTCTCCATTCCTATCAAGGTTGATTTACTAGGAGGTCAGAGTCTTTTCTTAGATGATGACTATCTTGGAGGTCTTCTCATCACTTTACACTTAGCACCGGATAGTTCTGTTTTTGCGAATAGATGGAATGATGCTGCTGGTAACACCGTTGCTCCCAACGATGCTTCTGCCTTAAACTATGTGTTAAAGAATGTTAAGTTAGAAGGTCGCTACCTTGTTCCTGATGAAAAAGATATGGCGATGATTCCTCCTGTGCTTTCTATGGATTCCAGATTAAATTTAATCAATGATGTCCATTCATCAGTCAATGCCAATGCTTACACTCCTCAGCTTCAAAGTGTCAAGTCTCTTGTTAATGTTTTCTTAGACAATGACCAGACCAACACCTTTACTAAGAATCAAAATAACTTTCGCAGAATGCCTGGTGAAAAAGCAAACCAGCAAGCTCGTAATGGTTTGAGATTCCCTTACAACTATGAAACTCAACTTAAACCGAATTTCGAATCTGTAACTGAAACGGGAGGTGGTGTTCATTCAATTGCGACATTACAGTTCCCATCTTTGGTAATGGGTGATGGTGAAGTTCGCAAACAGTTCGAGGCTGCCTTACTCAATGGAGGCAAACCGTATCACTCCTCTGCGACTCTCAAAGTCTCAGATGACAGAATGAAAGAAGATGCTTCTGCTGCCGCTGCTAATAATGAAGGTAGAAACGATAACACTGTTGCCGACTGTGTTGGTATTGGTGCTGACTATACCTTAGGCATTGGTATGACCCAGAACTTTGTCAATCAGGATTATAACCTTACTACCAAGTCTGGTGTTAATACTGCGAATGCCCTTCTTAATGCTCGTCGTAATGGTGCTGGCACTGCTAACCCGTTATTGGAGCAGTCTTTTGTTAGATACAACTCGCAGTTTGATACTCAGAGTCTTATCAAGACTATCTAAGTCTTATATCCGTAGGTTTTCAGACCACCACCTTAGGTGTGGTCTAATGACCTGAGTCAAAAAATAAAAGAAATAGTGTTGGTAATTACTGATTTTATGTGGAACACAAAAAACTAAAAAATGAAAGTGGGGCCACCTAACCTTCAAAATCTGACAAATTACATCTTTGATTTATTTAAGAATATATTTTTTTTTACAATTTTTTACTCTTCAATTATTCCGACAACAGAATTTGTCAGACAACATCGAACATAGGTTCTTTCATCTTGTGTCGCATCATTAAGTGTAATTTCATAACTTACTTTTTCACCAATAATAGGAGTTACAAAATATTTGTAAGTATTAGCAGGAACTGTAAAAGACTTAGCAATATGTGGAATCTTACCTCCGACATAACTTAGGTCGCCTGTAAATAAACTTCCTGTGCTTTCCATTATATTTGTCATTGGGTGAAAATTTACTGTTAGGGTCATACCTCTGTTCGCAAAACAAGATATTTTTAAATATGAAAACTGAAAACAATCCTCAGTAGGGGATTTGTAGTTTTGAAATCTAAGAGATTTGTTAAGGACTAAATTATCTGGGAAAATGGTATCATCAACCATTTTGCCTTCATTAGTGGCAGAGTATTTAAAAATAGTATTTACTTCTGGTTTTACTAAACTCATTGTGGATATACTTATATAAATGAAAAAAACCTAAAAAAAAAATCTCACTGTTTATTATAAATTAATATGACCGATTCTAATTTAGTTGGAAATGCCGTAGTAGCTCAATCTAATTCTCAATATATTTCTATTGTGCCTGAGAATGGAGAACAGTTCAATCCAGGACAAAAAATTGTTTATAACATTGAACCGGAAGTAGGTTTTGTTAAAAAGGATTCTTATTTAGTATTCGATGTCCTCAATAACTCGATTGATGAAAGTCGCTATTGCTTACAGAAAAACATTGGAGCTCACGCTCTCATAGAGCGAGTGGATATTTTCAGTAAGGAAACTGGTGTTCTTTTAGAATCAAATACTCATTATGCCCAGTGGTGTAATATTGAAAAACAGTATTTGATGGATTCTCACACTTCGGGTCAGAATTATGAAGGTGTAGGCGAACCTGTCCAGTCTTGGACTCATCAGGTAAGTGCTGCCAATGTTGCGACTTCGTCTCGCTCCATTCCATCTCCTGCTGAGATTGCGAACAATAATTTATCGCCAGTGACTACTGGTGCTAATGGCGGAGCACCTGCCTACACTTCTCGTCGCTTTTGTATTCCTTTGAAAGCTGGTCTTTTCTGTGCTTATGGTGGGGAAGAGAAGGCAGTTCCAGTTCTTGCCTTTGGTGGTCTTAGAATTGAAATCACTCTTGCCAAAGCTCGTATGGCCTTACAGGATTTAGGTTGGAGATATAAGGATACTGGTCTTCAAGGAAAGGATAGAGATGCCTTTTTCGATTGGAGAAGTGGAAATGTATTAACTGATGGTTTAGCAGATAACAACACAGCCAATAACTTTATTGATGTAAAAATTACTCCTGGTGGAAATAAGTTCTTTACCAATGATTTACAGGATGTCGGTTTATGTGTAGGAAATCAGATGAGAGTAACTAACATCGACGAAGCTGCTGGGGCTGCCAGACAAAATCAAACTTACTTAGGACACATTACAAATATAACTGGTAGTGATGTTGCTGCTAGAACCATCAATGGTGTGACTTCAAATTTCTTTAACACCATAACTCTTAGAATCGCTGGCAATACTCCTGGTTTCAATGGTATTGCTGCCGGTGCTATTGTCACCAAGAGAACTGACCCAAGTTATAAAATTATGGGAACTGAATTTAGATTACTTCAATTAGTTCCGAGTCCTCAGGTTGCCGATGCTATGACTAAGGGTATCAACTATGAATTCAACTCCTATGATGTTTTCTTTGATAACATCCCAACCACTGCTCTTAGACATCAAGTTCCTATTCACTCTGTGGCTTCTAAGGCACTTGCGACTTTCACAATGCTTATGGATACTACCAATGATGAAGGACAGACTGCTTCTGCTGCTGATTTCTTTACCGGTGCTTTACCCAATGCCATTAATTTGAATGATGTGGTATATTTTATTAATAACCGCCTTTACCCATTACGCTCTTACAATCCCCAGAATAAGGGTGATAAGGTATTAGCAACTAATGAGTTAGTCAAAGCTTGGAGAGCCTTAGGAAAACAACCGATGTGCTTAGGCAATGCTGATTATGGTGATATGGAAAACTATACCAACACTCCTCTTATTGCTCGTGAGTTAGCCAGGAACAATATGGTATTTGATTTAAGAAATGCCGAACCTGAACTCAGACTTTCTTTTAGTGGTGCTAGGGCGAACACCCTCAGGGTTCATACCTTTGTTTTCAGTAAAAAGATTGTTCAAACTACCGCAACAGGCGTTCAAGTAATTCACTAGGTTTCCTATGGAAACCGAGCCCATCCAATTTGTTAGAACTTCTGTAAGCCTACCTAAACCAATCAAACATTCTGCTACACCTTCTGCTATTTCTTCTAATTCTTTTTCTGAAAAATAATTTATCATATTATATTAATTATGATTGAAAAAAAACTTAAAATACCACGCACCGACCTCAAAAAGAAACCATCTTTTGATTTACTTAGACATATCGGAAAA